GCTTTGTCTTTAGCGTTAATACAAATGGCAACTTAATATCAACAATATAAAAAGGAAACAAATATGGCAACAATCAATCTGGGTGCTATCAAATTTAACTGGAAGGGTGCTTACAATAGTGGCACAACCTACGCTGTTGATGATGTAGTTTCATCAGGTGGAAATAGTTATGTTTGTATTCAAGCGCATTCAAATCAAGCAGTAGGCAACGCAACAGCTTACTGGAATATAATGAGTTCAGCAGGAACTAACGGAACTAACGGAACAGACGTTGGAACTACAATAACAACTCAAGGTGATATATTATACAGAGACGCTTCTGGTCTAGCAAGACTAGGATATGGAACAGCAGGACAAGTATTAAAAACTGGTGGCTCTGGTGCTAATGTTAGTTGGGGAGATGTTGTAGGTGGTGTTAAACAAGTTAAACAAGTCCAATTAACTTCTACTGTGGGAATAAGTATTGGTGCTAATGGAACTTTTTATGATATATCTGGTTTAAGTTTAAATTTTACACCAACAGCATCAAATAGTGCAGTATTACTTTTTGGAATGTTTAATATGGCAACTGTTACATCTAATGCTAACAGAACGCACATGAGAATATTAAGAGATAGTACCGCTCTTGCAGTAGGTGCTAGTCCCGGAAATAGACTAAATGGCTTTTTTCATTTATATCAAACTGATGGATATGAACCTTATAATGGTTCTTTAGTTTGGTACGATTTACCTAATACTACAAATCAAGTCACTTACAAATGTCAAGCGGCTAGTAATACAAGTACATCAACATTGTGGATTAATAGGTCGCACAATGACGACAATAACTCAGACAATGCAAGAGGTGTTTGTCAATTAATAGCAGTAGAAATAGATAGTGGAGTATTATAATTATGAGAATAGATAAATTACAAGCAATCGTAAAAATCAATCCAAATGCACAAGTTACAGTTATTGATGATAACTATGACACAATAATTTGGGGAGATACACCAGTTATTCCTTTAGCAGATATTGAAGCTAAAATAGCTGAACTTCAACCAATAGAAGATGCAAAAGCACAAGCTAAAATAGATAATAAAGCTAGTGCTAAAGCTAAACTTATAGCAGGTGAAGCGCTTACAGAAGACGAAGCGAATACAATAGTTTTATAATAAGGAGAAACTTAAATGACAAAAAACAGAGACTTAGCTGACATAGTTGGTGATATAGCTAACAATGCAGAGAAAGCCGTTGTAGTAAATGCGGCAGGTACGGAACTAACTTTTGGTGACGCAGGGTCTTCTGATTTATACGGATTTGTAAAAACAAATGGAACAGGAAATCAAAAAGAAGATTTAGTGGTTCATTATACAAATGGTACAGATAATTTGTCTGTAGCACATAACAACAGTACCCAATCAGATTTATATGATGAATCTATGATGGGTAAAAGAGGACTTTCATTTACAGTTGACGCAAATGGCAACTTGAATGTGACAGTCTAACAACAACAATAACAAAAAAGGAAAATAAATAATGGCAACATTAAATTTAGGAAGAATCAAGCCAGTATTCAGAGGTGCTTACGCAGGTGGCACAGCTTATGTAGTTGACGATATTGTCACTTCAGGAAATGAAACTTTCATTTGTATACAGGCTTCTACAGGTAACGCTACGTCTAATGCTTCCTATTGGACAAAACTAGCGGCTAAAGGTGCAGATGGTACTGATGTAGGTGCAACTTTAACAACACAAGGTGATATACTTTACAGAGATGGAAGTGGATTACAAAGATTAGCGAAAGGAACAGCTACTCAAATTTTACAAATAAATGCAGGTGCGACTGCTCCTGAATGGACAGCAAAACCTGAAGGTAAAATAGTAAAAATGCAATACTATGAAAACACTACAGAATACTCAAATACAAGTTCAAGTAACTATGTAACAGCA